TAGCGAGAGCGGATCGCCGCGCGCTCGCCGACTTCGGGCAGTTCAAGCCGCGATTAAGCGGCCCTCTTCTTCGCCAGGGCGTTGTTGATTTTCTCCAACTCGCCGCCTGGCGCTGAAAGCTTGATGTATTCGGCGCGTTGCGCCGACGTACCCTCACGCATGGCAAGGATCTCTTGCTTGCGTTTGACTGGATCGAAGCCGGGATTGTCGCCGCGCGCGGCTTGAAAGAACGGATCTTCGGAGACGCCAGCGGTGCGACCGATCTGCGCAAACATGCGCTGAATGACCGGATGATCGAACAGAGCGTGACCCGTATCGAGGCGCGTACCCATCAGCGCTTCGAACTCGTCGTCTTTCCCTGGAAAGAAATGCTTGGCCGCAGCGATCGCGGTGCGAATGTTGGCGTCGTACTCAGCGCCCCACAACGCCTTGTTCTCGCGCTCGCCGGCGACCGCGGCGTCAGCCGCAGCGTTGACTTCGTTCAGCACAGCGTCGGCTTGCGCATCATAGTAGAATTGATGCGCGAAATTGATGATGTCGTTCGGCTTGGCGCCGGCGGCGATCTTCTCGTGCAGCTTGGCCGTGAGCCCGGTCAGGAACCCGGTGTCGTTCTCGGTGACCTGGTAGCCTTCAGGCGGCTTGGCCGTGATCTGATAGCCGTCGACCTTCTCCGGAACGCCGATCGCCTTGGTGAAGGCGGCGATCTCTTCAGGCGTAGCGTTCTCGCCAGGGATCTTGACCTTGCCGCCGGCGCTGATCTCAGCGGTCGCGGCCTTCCAGGCTTTGCGCGCCGCAGCAGGATCCGCGTAGCGCTCCAAAGCCTTCAGCTCTTCAGGATCGTCGCCGGCCATCGCCTTGCGCCAATCAACAGGCTCAGGAGCCGTGACGCGTGCGAACAATGCATCGGGGGTTTCGAACGCTTCGAGCACCTTGGCGCGTTCGGCGTCGCCGCCGGCCAGGTTCACGCGCGTCGTTTTCCAGGCTTCAGCGTCGAACGTCGGCGCAGGCGCAGGATCAGCCGGCGGGGTTCCGCCGCCGCCGCCCTCACCCTCTTCGGGAATGAGACAGGCGCCGACGATGCGGTCGACGAACGCGGTGGAGCGAAGGAGGCGATTGCGGGCGAAATTCATGCGTCGGGTTTGTCATCCTCGCCGTGAATAGGCGCGGAATGCTCCGGAAACCGCATCAGGACGGCGTCGGCGATTTGGGCCATAGCGACGCCCGCCGCCATCGAACCGGCCCTGAAGGAAGCGCCATGCGTGTTCTCGCCGGCGAACGGGATTGAGCCCACGCCGCAAAGCTCGACCATCATGTAAGTCATGGCGAGACGTTGCTGACCCGGCGATGCATTGCCTCGCATCAGCGCACGGATCGCGGCGACTTCGTCGACCGTAGGGACGCGCGCGCCCATAACCTTGAGCGTCCGAAACAAAGCGCTTTCAGGCGGTGGCGGTGGACGGCGCGCGGGACGCTCAGCCATTACGCGGCCATCATGGGATCAGGTGACGGGAGTTGCGGCGCTTCACCAGGCTTGCCGCCGACGCCGGCGTTCGCCGCTTGCAACGCCAATTGCGCCGCGACTTGCATAAGCTGTTCTTGTTGCTTTTGCTCGCGCGTCGCCTCGACATCTTCTTCGCGGCGCACCCACGATTGCGGGACCAGCGCCTTCAGCGCCTCGCGATCCATCTCGTCATGATCGATCAGGTCGACGATGCCGGGGTTCAATTGCACGCGCTCAGCGATATAGGCGTTCGCCTCACGCGCTTGTTCGAACTTCATGCGGCGATACGCGCTCGAAAGCGGCGTCTCGAATTCGAATTTCACTTCGCCTTCGAGCAGCACGTCCGGCGGATCGGCAAAGCCGCCGCTCTTCGTCGGCCCGTCAGCATCATAGATCCGTTCAAAAACGGCTTCCATCAGCTCGCCGTTCTCGGCTTCCATCGGCTCGAAGATCGGCGCGGCGTCGCGCATGTATTGCTGATAGATCTTGTCCGCTTCGAAAGCGGTCATTTGCTTGTCGATTTGCGGGAAGCTTAGAAGGTTCTGCAGGAAGGCCCGCGCCAGGAACGTCCGACGCTCGACAGCGTATTCCATGCCGAAATCAGGACGCCCGACTTCGAGCGCAGTGACCGGATTGCGTGAACCATAATTCAGCGTCGCATCGTAATACGTCACGCCGTTCGCGCGGATTTGGATCTCGCCGGCGATGCCGTCGTCAGGCGCGAGCAGCGGCGGGTTCACCAGCTTTTCGAGACTTTCGATGATCGCTAGCTGCGCCTGGTTCAACGTCCGTCCCGTCGCGAGCGAGACGCTCGTGCAAGGACTGCGACCAGCGGGTTCGCCGCTGACGGTTTGCCAGCGACGGACGAGGTAGGGCCATGTGCGGAAAAACGAAGGTTGACCGCTTTTGGGTTTTAATTCGGCGCGCACTCCATGCGCGACGTACATAACCGCGAACTTCGCGTCTTTCGGCAGGCCAACACCGCCGTATCTCGCGACCGGGTATGTGCATCGACGAACCTCAATCTCTTGGTGCGGATCTTCGTTGTAAGCTTTGATCAGCTCGTTCGGGATGACCATTCCCATCTCGTCCAATTGCGAGAGCGAGATCGTCATCTTCTCGTGGAAATCCATCGAGCCGTCGGCGTGCTCGTTCCATGCGCAATCGCGCGGGTGCAAGCACTTGAAGAGCAGGCCGCTCTTATTGTGGTTATAGGTGTGCGTGACAATCGACGTGCCGAACGCAACATAATCGTTGTCGGATTCGCTGAAGGCGCGGCTGAAATTCGAACCCGAAGAATAGACGACTTCGCGCATGACGCGGCTCGCGTCCTCGCACCAGATGCGCACTTCGTCGTCGTCGTTGAGATGACGCGGATACGCCTTGCACATGAACCAGTCGCGGCCACGCGGACGGATCATGGCGCCGATTTGGTTGGCAAGGTTGCGGCGAAGGAGCATCGGCTCTTCGTCAAACACGTCCCAATATCGTTCGTCGCCAGGCGGCGCCTTGGACGTGAAATCAGCGCGCTCAGGATAGAAGATCTCAGCGATCGCCTGCCAGAGCATATACATTGGCGCGAACTTGGAGAACGCCCGGTCGCCGCGCGAGATCACATCGCCGACACCCCATTTCATCGGAGCGCCAGGCTGTTGCTTCTTCGCGTTTAGACCGCCGACTTGATTAGCCACGGAGCACCTGCGCACGGATCTTAGGCGCGTTCGATTGATCGGAAAGCTGGCCCGCCCCGCCCTTGTGCTTGAAGATCGTGCTCGATCGCCCGCGATGCTTCAGCAGGCCGGAAAGCTGATCCGCGCGCGCCTTGCGCACAGCGGCGTCAGCCATGTCAGGAAGCGGAACGACAGGCTCAGACTTCGGTGTTTTGATCTTGGGCGACTTCACTTGAATTTACCCAGCAACATTGAGCCCATGCGTGGAGCAGCGCCTTGCATTTTGAGGCGCTTCGAGAGATCGCCGATTGCGGCGTTGCCGTCGGCGATCCGCCGCTTTGCAAGGGCGCCGCCCATCATTTGTTTGCCGTCGGGGGACTTCATGCAAAGAGCGCCTATCTGCGACGAGAATATTTCTCCTTGGCTTTAGAGTAGCCGCTCTGAACCTGCGGCGAACGCTGCGCATGGGGCGAGCGCTTGCGATTGCGCGACTTGCGCTCGCGCCGCAGATCCGGATCATCGTTCGCCCAAGCCAAAACGACCGCGTCGCCGTCGTCAGTCGAGCGACCAAGCCGCTTGATGATGTCGATCTTGCTTTCGATTTGGATAACCGTGCTTTCTTCGCTCTTCTTGCGACGCACTGCCGTCAGGTCCGCGAACAATTGGCCATCCGGCGGGAGCGCTACGCTATCACCAGTCTCAGGATCGAGCGCCTCGCGAAAGCGCCAATACCATTCGGCGCGCTTGTTCTTGAATTGAAACTTGCCCGATCGATCGCGCGCCGTCGTGCCGGCGGCGCCGATGCACGCTTGCACATTGGCGTCGTTACTATCGAGAAACTCAAACGCCGAATTGCCCCAGCCACCGCCGCAATCGATGTTGATGATCGCGCCGTCACGCACGCTCTTCATGACCAGGCCGGCGACGTCAGCGCCGTTCTTGGTGTCGATGCCTTTCTCACGGATCAGCGGCGCGAACGTCGTTTTGTGCAGCGGCGCGAGCACGGTTTTATCCGGCCCGCCTTGCGCGACGTCGACGCCGAGCGATGTCATGCGGCCAATGCCGCCGTCATCTTCGAGCATACGCCGGCGCATTTCCCAGCGCTGTTGCGCCTTCAGCACCCACGACGACGGGATCACTTGCCAAGCGTCATCCTGAAGGCCGGCGTTGAAATCGCCCTTCTTGAACGCGGAGCGGTACGGTTCAGGCAAGCCGGCAAGCTGCGCCGAATATTCGCCGTCATCCATCAGGTCCGGATTATCTTCGAGCGACGCCGGTATGAACGTGCGCGAGCGCGGTTTAATCATCTCGCCGTCGACTTCGACCAGGTCGGGACCGTCGAGCCAAACGTCCTCCCCGTTGATTTGCGTCACCCAACGCAGCTCACCAGGCTTGGCCGGATTAGGAAATTGCGGATCGAGCCACGGTCCCCAATACTTGATGACCCAGCGACCCTCTGCGGTCACCGGCGGATTGCCGGTGCAGATCACGCGCTTGCGTTGACCCTTCTTCGTCGATCGGTTCCAGGTCATCAGGAAGCGGAAAAGCGTCTCTTCGAAATGCGTGATCTCGTCGTACGCGTAGAGATCCGCCGGACGGCCCTGATAGGCTTCGGCTTCCTTGGCGTTTTCGAACGCGGCGAGCTCACACTCGCGCTCGCCGCCCAGCTTCCAAACGTGCTTTTGCGTGTTGTAGCCGCTCGATGATCCGAGGATCTCAGTTAACCGGGGAACGAATCCGCCGACGCCGTCGAAATCTTTAAAGTGCCGGCGAAACACGCGGCTATGCCGATGCTGAAGCACCAGGCCGGCGATCAAATCCGTCTTGCCGCCCCCTGCCCCGCCGCCGAAAAACAATTCATCGGCTTCGCTGAAATACGCTTCGTATTGCGGGCCAGGGTTCGGGATCCATTTCATGCCCGCCGTAGCGGCCAGCGCCTCGTCAGCAAGGGCTTGCTGTTGCTCCGGCGGCAAGGCGCCAGCGCGCTCTAAAAGCTCGTCCAGCAGGCTCACGGCTCTTTGGCGATCGCTTTGCCGGCGAGCAGGAAGGCGATGCGGCGCAGCACGTCGCGATTGATCGGCCCCTCGCCGGTTTCCTTCGTCTCGATTGGCGCATCCTTGACGCCGGCGACGTTGACGCGGTCGCCGAATATGTCAGGCGCGAACTTCGACATCAGGAACTTGCGGCTATCGACGCGCAGCTTCGAGCGTTGAATGTGCTCGTGGTCGACGACTTCGCGCTCTTCGCCGTCTTGACCGACGACGGTTTTTCTATCGAGCGAGCCGTCGTCGCTGATCTCTAGGATCTCGTCGGCATGCACGAATGCGCCAGCGCGGCGCGCAATGAGATGCGCCTCCTGAAACGCTTTATATTTCTCGTCGCTCGACGCGAGCCAGCGATGCACCGTGCCGCGATACGGCAGTGCGT